ATCTTTATCTATATTTTCAAGATGCACTGGTTCTGAAAATTCAACTGCATTAATGATTGATGTTCAACCTTATGGAGTTGTATCTGGTGATCCATTTACAACCCAACCAATAATTAAAATTGTCGATTCAAATGGCGATTTAGTTCCAACTGCAACTAATGATGTTGAGGCAGCAATAACGGTTGTTAATGGTTCTGGTTCATTAACAGGAACAACAACAGTAACTGCTGTAGATGGTTATGCAACTTTTACTGATTTAGTTTTTACTGGTGCTGGTTCATTTTATTTGACATTCACCTCAACAGGCTTAACTGAAATAGATTCAGATGAAATTGCAACTTTAACACCTACAGAGTTAGTTGTATATGTTCAACCTATCGCTGGATTGTCAGGCGAATTGTTATTTACCCAACCAACAATTACAATTGCAAATTGGCTTGGTGATTTAGTTCCAGATGCAACAGATGTTGTTGATGTTTCTTTAGTAGATGTAACTGGTTCATCAGTTTTAACAGGAACATTAAACTCAACTGCTTCTGGTGGATATGCAGCATTTACAGATTTAATTGCTACTGGTTACGGATCGTTTTATTTAACCTTTACTTCTGGAACTTTAACATCTGTAAATTCTGATACATTGTTTTTCACTCCTGACCCTGGTAATCCTAATCCCCCAATTCCAGTTAAACCAAAAAGATCATACACACCTTTATCTGTTCCAACTTCTGGTGATATGGAAACTAATGAATTTGCAATAAATGTTGCAGATAAAAAAGGTTATGTAAGGGATTCAAACGGTATCATTCATTTAGTTTTTGATGGTAATGCTAGTGGATCTGGTTCAGTTACATCTGTTGGATTGTCTTCAACTAATTCAACTTTAACAATTTCTGATTCTCCTGTTACAACTTCTGGAACAATCAAAATTGATTTGCCAGAAACTGGTGTTTCTGCAAAAGCTTATACTAATGCAGATATTACAATTGATGTTTATGGAAGAATTACTGCTGCTTCAGATGGTGCTGGCGTTACATCTATTATTGCTGGAACTGGTGTATCAGTAGATACTGCAACAGGTGATGTTACAGTAACCAACTCTTTGCCCGATCAAACCGTTTCATTAACCAATGGAACAGCAATTTCTGTAACAGGTACTTATCCAGACTTTACTATTACTAATGATTCTCCAGACCAAATTGTTACATTGACTGACGGAACAGCAATTTCTGTAACAGGAACATATCCTGATTTTACTATTACTAACTCTTTACCTGATCAAACAGTTACCTTAACTGAAGGTACAGATATAACCATTACTGGAACATATCCAGATTTTACCATTGGTTATTCTGGAGTTGCTGGTGGTGTAACTTCGATCATAGCTGGAACTGGAATTAGTGTAGATGTTGCAACAGGCGATGTTACTGTAACAAATTCTGCACCCGATCAAATTGTTTCAATCACCTCTGGAACTGGTATTAATACTACTGGAATTTATCCTGACTTTACGATTGATTCAACCATAACTCAATACACGGATTCAGATGCAAGATTGGCATTGTCCGCTGGTACTGGCATAAGTTACGATAATGCAACAGGAATTATTACAAATTCAGAACCAGATCAAACGGTTTCATTAACTGACGGAACAGGTATTTCAGTAACTGGAACTTATCCTAGTTTTACTATTGCAACAACCATTACTCAATATACAGATTCAGATGCAAGATTATCTTTATCTGCTGGAACTGGAATTTCTTACGATAATGCAACAGGGATAATAACTAATTCTGCTCCTGATCAGACTGTTTCTTTAACAGATGGAACTGATATTTCAGTTACTGGAACATATCCTAATTTTACCATTTCATACACAGGGAGTAGTGGTTCTGGAACAGTAACATCTGTTGATATGTCTGTACCTGTTGGTTTATTAGTAAGTGGTAATCCAATTACAACAACTGGAACATTATCAGTAACCTTTGATACTGGCTATTCAATTCCAACAACAACTTCCCAGACAAATTGGGATACCGCTTATTCAAATTATTTGCAATGGGATGGTGGTTCAACAAGCTTAGTTGCAGCAACTGGTAGAACTTCCTTGGGTGCTTCTACTGTAGGCGAAAACCTGTTTACCCTTACTAATCCATCAGCAATAACATTCCCTAGATTTAATGCTGATAATACAGTAACTGCTTTAAATGATGCTGATTTTAGAACTGCAATTGGTGCTGGAACATCATCAACAACTGGAACAGTTACATCGATATCAACAACCTCCCCAATAACAGGTGGAACAATAACTGGAACTGGCACAATCGGAATAAATGCAGCAAGTGCAAATACTGCTTCTTATGTGGTTCAAAGAGATGCTTCTGGAAACTTTTCTGCTGGAACTATTACCGCTTCATTGACTGGAACAGCATCAACTGCAACTAATCTTGCAGGTGGCGGTGCTGGTCAAGTTCCTTATCAATCTGCATCTGGTACAACCGCAATGCTTTCAGCGGGAACATCAGGTCAAGTTTTAACTTCTTCTGGTACATCTGCACCAACTTGGTCAAATGTAATGCCTTCTGGAACTATAATGCAGTATGCTGGTGCAACTGCTCCTACAGGTTATTTGATATGTGACGGATCTGCTGTATCTAGAACTACATATGCAACATTATTTGCAGTAACTAGTACAACTTATGGTGTAGGTAATGGATCTACTACATTTAATTTACCAAATTTACAAAGTAGGCTTCCAATTGGTGCTGGAACTGGTTCTGGTTTAACCCTTAGAACTAGGGGAACAACTTACGGAACTGAAACATTTACTTTAGCTTCTGGAAATATACCACAATTAACAAGTGGGAATATGAGTGCAAATGCTAGTCATAGTCACACGCAATTAAGGCCTTCATATGTTTATGTTGGTTCGGGTGGTGGTGCTGGTAATGCTGCTGGAACTATAATCCAGACCAGCGATAATGTTAGTGGCCCTCAGATTCAATCTCAAAGTACCGAGCATACTCATTCTGTTGGCAATATCACACCTTCAGCAGTTACCTTTTTACCTCCATCTTTGGCCCTTAACTACATCATTAAAACTTAGGAGTAAATATCATGGAAATATCTATCATTAATTCTGAAGTTCCTCAAAAAGATACAGATTCTATAATGGGTGTTACTATTTCCGCAAATACTAAAATAGGAAAAAGCAACTTGCAACAAGTAGATTTTTTCCCTGATGGTTCACAAATTCAAATTAAGGTTGAAGAACTGAAAACATTGTTAAAAGACTATTTCATTTCTCAACCGTAAATGTTAAAATGTTTATTTATTGGAGATTAGAAAATGATATTCGCAGACATTAATATCATAGACATTATCGAGCGATTCGGAGTGTCTTTAAGTTTTCTGGTTTTCCTTTTATGGGCAGTTTACAAGGGGTTTAGTTGGTTGGGTCAAAATATTCTACTTCCCTTGCACCAAAGACATATGGTGTTTATAGATAGGCTAGAAAGCTCCATTGGCGAGGTAGCCAAGGCTCAAGCCGAAAGCTTGAGGATTTTGACAGAGGTTTTGAATTACACTAGGACTTTAAAAAAGGAAGTGAAGCATGATTAATTTTCCCAATTCTATGCCTACGGATGCCATGATGTTAGTGGTTGATAAAGTTCGTGGCAAAAAAGATGTAGGCAATAAAGAATTTTCTAATGCACTTTGGAACATCGTTGGTTACGCTGCTGACCAAGTTATTCCTGATGATAAACAGATATTTCAAAATGCAGAAGTTTCTCTTGAAGACTTTGCTGCAATTCTTGAACAAGCAATTCCCCAGGGTGATTTCCACGGAAATCCGATTACAATTGGAATCATCCCTTGGGCAATCGTTCTTAAGACCGCTCTGAAGTTATTAATCTCTGTTTTTTTATAATCGGGGATCACAATGGGCCAAGGTAAGAGCAGCACATCTAGAACGGAATCCTAACTGTGCTGCCTGCCTTGAGGATGATCCCAATTTGCTTCAAGTCCACCATCTGATCCCATTTTGTAAAGATGCATCTTTAGAAATGGAGCCAAAAAATTTACTGTCGCTATGCAGACCTTGTCATTTTCTTTTTGGTCACGCAAAAAAATGGTCATCAGTAAATGTATACTGTTTGATAGATTCTAAAAACATGGCAGAACGAATAAGGAGCAGGCCGTGATAAACCTTCTTTTTTTAGTGTTTCTTCAAATTCCAACTATAGAGCTTCCCGCAAAGGTTTCTGGTCAACCTGGAGCGTTTATAAGCGTTCCAGCTAAGACCGAATCTAAAGCAGTCAAATGGGTTTCAATTGATAAAGGCCTAAACATTTTCCCTGTGGATCTGCTAAAGGACTCCAAGACTCTAGTAGTTACTTCTCAGATACAAGGTGTGTACAGATTATTTGCTTATGTTGGCAATGAGTTTGGCCCTTCTGAACCAGCGTTTACATCTGTATTGATCGGTGATGAACCCGCTCCCGCTCCACCAGTAAATCCTGATAACGACATCAGGGCAGCAGCAGCAAAAGAAGACAAAGATCAAGTAAAGTGGTTGTGTATGTTTTACGATGAACTTGCAAAAGAATGTCAGAAAAACGACTACGAATTTCTTACAGATGTTTTCAAGGCAGCAAAGGCAACCATCAATAAACAATTTATGGAAAACGAGCTTGCCAATCTTAGAGATGTAATTGGGAAAAGACTCAATGAAAGATTACCTAAAGATGGTACATTGAAACTTGATCAAAAACTTAGGGATCTTTTGACCAGTGAATTTAATCAAATAGCAAAGGAACTAAAACAATGATTGAATATGTAAAAGTAGGTGGAAAACAGAAATACTTTGGAAAATCAACTCAATGGAATTTTGGTTGGAATCCAATAGATAGTATTGATGAAAAAAGAAGGCAAGCATTTCTAACCTCATTAGTTAAGTTTGAAATTGAAGGTGATGACTCTCCAGATGTAAAAGAAGCACTTTTATACAAGGTTGTTAACAAAGCTGCTGGATGCGAGTTTTTCCCTTGGAGTCAGAAAACAGGATCTTGTGTAGGTCACGGTGCGTTAGCAGTAATGGCAACGCTTCAAGCGGTTGAAATCGTTACGCAAAATCAATCATATGAAGAATGGAAAATTCCGTTCATCATGTTTAATTATGGGCAATCTCGTAAGCGTGGAGGATTGCATGGTGTTGGTGAAGGTTCTTTTGGTTCGTCAATGGCTGAGTCATGTAGCCAAGACGGTGTTCCACCTATTGACACTAATCTTCCTCAACCCATCAAAGAGAAAGATGGCTCATGGACTTTTGGTTCTAATGTTGAATACAAGTGGAGTAATGGGGATGCACCTCCAGTAGATTTATTTGAAGTATCAAATAGGTTTAAAGTCCAAACAACAAGTAAACTTGAGAACTCTGAAGAGGTTAAGAAGGCCTTGAGGAATGGGTATCCTGTTACAATCGCTTCTGGATGGTGGGGTTTTAGAGATTTGAAAGTTCAAGCCAAAGGTACTCCAGCAGTACAATTGGCTTCAAAAAGCGATTCTTGGGGGCATCAACAGGCTTGTTTGGGCTTTACTACTCATCCTGACTTTGGGGTTATATATTTGATTCAAAACTCTTGGGGCAACGCTCACGGAACTCCCCCAGGGAATTACGGAGAGCCATTGGGTTCTTATTGGATTTCAGAAAAAGATATGAATCGCATTTGCACAGAAGAAGTTTTTGCGTATAGTAACTTTAATGGCTATCCAGCCAGAGTGATCGATTGGACTCTTTAGGAGGAAGCATTATGTTCAGTCTAGTTTTAGCAGTTGGTATGGTTATTGATCTGCCTGTTCGCAAGGGTTCTTGTGCCAATGGGCAATGTTCTGCACCCGCAGTACAGATCGAAAAGAAAGTTGAAAAGACAATCAAAATTGAATCCGTAAAAACGGATTCGAGAGTTTTTCGTGGTGGAAAACTTCGTTTCGATTTGCGTGGTTCTAGTTGTTGTGGTCGATAGAAAGGGAGCTTATGTCTACAGAACCTGTTAGTAATTCTACTTTGCCTTCTGGGATGAACGAGATTCTTCAGCAGATAAAACCTGTTGTTGACGAGTTTGTTTCATTTATCGAGGGCAAGTCTTCTAGAGAAGTAGCTTTGAAATCATTCCATAAATTTATGGTGATTACTTTGCCACCTCCAATGAGGCCAAGCAAGGATCTTGCCACAAGCATATTGAAGTCTTCAATAACTGGGTTTGCTAATATTCCTCAGTTAATGGCTTCAATGGCTGTTCTTCTTGAAGAATAATTTCATTTTTTAATTTGAAATTTAACAGGGTGGAGGATTCCTCTGCCCTGTTTTTTTAAAGGGATATCATGCCGAATATACAACCTAGCCTTGGAAATGGAATCAATGCTTCATGGGATGATTCCACAAATTCATTCATCATTTCAAACGATAGTGCATCAGACTTTTTGTGGTTTAAAATATTTCAACAAGTTCCAACTAGTGTGCCAGGGACAGAGGTAAATACCTTTTATTATTTCCAAGAAGTTTCTTGGAGTGGTACTGGTTTTACTGATGTTCCAGGGGGTTTATTTTGTGACGAAACAACTCAAACTACTGGCCCAAAAGCTTATCCAATGCCATTTGTTTTAGATAGGAGGGATAACACCACAAACGATTTATCTATTCAGCCAGGGGTAATTTGCCCTGCAAGATTGGTTAGTACTGATTCGACTGATAATAGAGAGGTCTATTATTTTTGGTGCGGTGTAAATCCAAATAACAGAATGTTTGTAATGCCGATTGGGGATGCCAATGGATCTCCTGTTATGGTTGGAACAAGATATTCTGCTAGAACTAGTTATGTTACTCCATATGGTACATTTCCTCCATCTGCGGGAAGCGGTGATGTCTGGGCTATAGAAATAAATGGAAGTCCTCTTTTACCTAACAGAACATATGTTGGTTTTTCTATTGGCTATTGGGATCCAGGTAATCCAGCAAATCCAAATGCCACTAATTACAACGATCAAAGACCATTGGTTGTATGCATGAAGAATGGTGGTACTGGGCCTAATGCTGTAAGAGTTGTCAAAGATATTGTAAACAATGGTGCTAGTGTTGTTATCCAATACACCACATTTTGCCCTGATGAATATACAGCAATTATAAATACCGAAAGTACTGGGTTAAGATATATAGACCTTCTTGATACACCTAAGACTTATGGAACCCCAGGCCAATACATTGTTACGACAGGATCTGGATTTCAATATGCTAATGCTCCTACTGGTGCAGCTTGGCCTACACCTCCAACTAGTGGAACTGGTTTGGTAATGATTTCCACATCAGGCATAACTGCTTCTAGTTATCAAACAATCTTTAATACTGCTGTGGATGGTGAATCATCTATAGATATTACTGGTTCGTTTATAAACGGAATAAATCTTAAATTACAAAACGACATTCCGTCACCTGGGCCAAATATGTATTATGGAACAGATGCTAATGGTAATAAAGGCTGGTTCCCTCTTCCAATTCCATAGGTGTTAAATGTATAAACCTAGTGCAGTATCAGCTTCACCAGATCATTATGTTGATGGTCAAATAAAAGATAATTTTGAAGCAAGTGTTCCATTAAATTGGATTGGCAAAAATAATGTTACTTCAAATAAAGTTATATGGTATGACCAAATAGATGAATCTTTTTTAATAAATGTAAGAATTACCCCAAACGAAAATTACATTTGGGAAGAATCAGATTTAACACAAACTTCAGTACCAACCGTTTATCAGGTAGATGGAACTGCTGGAACAGTTTCTCAATTTAATTTAAAAAAAATAACTGAAGAATATTGTAACCCACCAACCTCTGTGTATTCATATTACCAATCTACAAATATTCCTTTTCAATATGACGAAACACTTATAAGGGAACAATCAAACATATATCATTACGATGTTTTTGAAGGAGTTAAAAAAACTGCTTGGCCAAACTTTAGTGATTATAGTGGAGCTTACCCAACAGGAATAAGTTCTTGGAGCGAAGCATATACTAATGTTGATTATATTCACCAGCCTTCTTTTTACAACTATAACTATTACAATTATTATTACATGAATGGTTACAACCTTTTGTTTGATTCGTCAATAACAGGTACGATGCCAACCATTTTAGAAGACTATTTACAACCATGCTCATTAGACCCCAGCATCCCATCGTATTTTCCATCTGGATCTATAATTCCAGAATGGCCACAACAAGGAGGTGGTTTTAATAACACATCGTATTCTGGATACAAAATTTGCGGAGCATCTTTTAATGGGAACAATTTAATATTAAGAGTCCACAGTTTTTCTCAAACTGCACTTATTGGGTCAGAAGGTGTTATCAATATTCCGGTTACATTAAGTTCAATAAAAATACCTTCCAATTATTCTTATTGGCCTTGGCTAAATGATAATGACAATTTTTATATTTACGACAATAAAATTTTATTTCCATCCATGTATGACATAGCTAGCGGACAAAATATTTATTATGGATCTTATTACCCATTTTTGCCAGAAAAAAAAGCTTGCATTTGTTTTACACAAAAAAACCCATTGGTAGAATCAACATCTGGGTTTAATACATTCACTTATAAAAATGTAGTAATATACGACAGAACATCTAGAAGCCAAGCCATTATGGTAGAAGACCTTCCAAGAAGTCCTTATTTTTCCGGCAAGAACCTTGTTTGGTTTGCTGGAGCGGTTTGTGTTGACATTCAAATATCATTTAAAAAGAAAAATTTTCCAGAAATTTCTAGCATACCAAACATAAGTATTCCAAGGACATTCGCTGTTGTTCCAGAAGATATAAGGCCATTATCATACAGAGATGTTTACAAATTAGATAGTGGCTGGTATGCATATAAATCTTTAACAAATGAAGAAGCAAGGGTACTGGTTGATCATTATCAAACAGAATACGGTTCTAGTACTACTTTAAAATATTCTTCTAATGGATATGCTGTTTCAAACAGCAATTACAATTACCTGTATAATCAAAATACATTTGTAGTGTATGAACCAAACTATCCAGCATTAAAACAGCCTGTGTTTCAAACATTTGGTGACCTTGAATCAGGTTTTATAAAAAACAAATCTGATGACTATTATTATTATTATTATTACAACTCAACAAGAGATATAAACAATATCCCAGATCCATTTAATTTATATTATTATTACAACTTTTATTATTACGACCAAAAGTCTTTTATTAATTCTGGAACGATTCCTTTTGCTTCTAACGAGTCTGTGACAGGAAATCTAAATTTCACTATGCTTAACATATATAATGCAAATTATGATTATTATTATTATTACAATATGGTTAAGCTTGGCACAAGTTTGTCTATGACTGTAAATATTCCACAAATTACTGTAGATCCTACTAAATATTATCAGATGTATGTAAACACATTAGGCATTAGCCCAACACAAGAGTATGTTGGTGTTGAATTAATTCCTCCAAGATTTGGAGAAAAAGGTTTTGGTGACGGATGGTTTGGTTTAGCGATCAACCAACTTTCTATACCAAATCCGTCTAATGGAAGATTAACTCAATTTGCTGGGTCTTTTTATGTAGCTGATCCTAATGGAAATATTCTTAGATATTATAACCCAAACACAGATTATATAACCCCAACTACTGTTTTTGATGGAAACATGGAGGCATCATTTCTTGGAAACTATTATACTTCTTCGTATACATCTATACCAACAGGTGGATATGCATATAAATATTGGTTTTATAATGGAAACTCTACTGTAAATGCCTTGGATTATGTTTTAAACACTTCTAATCCATCAAGAGGGATAAAGCCATTTGGAACTTATTATCAAGGTAGCCCAAACAATGAAGGTGGTTACTGTGAAGATGGAATATATTTAGTAATTGGACAATCGTATATTGACCAGATTCAACCTCTTCCAGGTTATTATAACAATACAAATCAAGCTGCACCTCGTGCAATGTACCCTATTGGTGCATTCTATATTGAAACAACTGATAACCAGTTTTTAATATATGATGTTCCACTTTACTATGTTCCAGATTTAGATTTAACTAAGCCATATTATGGTTGCCTTAATGCCAGTTACCAAATTTTAATAACATCCGTACCTAACACACTTAATTCATCAAACATTTTTAATTATAATTCTAGTTACGCAGGGAAACCAAAAATAGTTGTTTCATCACAGTATGTTGACAATTATGAAAGTCTGATTGAAATTTATGGGCCTGATACAACTCAATTAGTTCTTGATGAAGACTATGAAGTTTTGCCATATTCATCACAAAGGCCAGGGTGTTATGTAATATCGTTTTTAAAAACGCTAGGCAATCTATTTGAAAACGAATATACAGATAACCCACCATCTCTTGCTGATGGAAATTACAAAATAATTCTGCCAACTATAACAAACAAAACTATGAGCAGTCTTTCATATGTTGACAACATGACTAGCGTTTCAAATACTGGTTATAATTATAGCGTTTATTACAATTATTATTTTTTCTCTGAATTTTATATTATGAATTTTAATTCATTTTATAACAATGGTTTTAATCCATATTATTACAATTATGTAGATCAGTTCATGCCTAGAGCAAGAACTAACGACCCTCAATATTTTGGCTACAATGCCCGATTTTCTGACTCTGAAGTTATAAGTTTAAGTCCAATTAGATTCAGAATTAAGAATTGTATATTCACAGGAACTAATACAGATGATCCTGACAATCCTTATGAAATCGGTTTTAAATGTGATTTCACCTTCACAGAGTATCTTGAAGAAGATGAGTTACCAGCGAACCCTAATAGTTACAATCAGCTTTTAGAAGGAATTGATTTTGTTGAGGCTGATACAGATTATTAAGGTGTCCGAATGAAACTTTCCCCTCTGATGCAATTCTACTACGAAGGGAATTAGTCTCAGGAAATTGCGAAAACAAGCCCTAGAATCATTCGGACTAAGTTAATATATCAAGCTTGTTTCTTTTCTTCAAGCTGTCCGGTAGAAATATTTACAGATCCAGGGCGAAGCGATTTCATCAGGCCATCCGTAGGTGAACCCATGATGGTTTGAAGTTCATGTCTAGCATCTGATGCAGCATCCAGTTCTTTCTGCCACTCGGTAAACTTCATGAACAGTTCTACCGCTTTCATGTTCCCACCCCGAATTTTTCTTACTAGGCAGTTTTTCACAACAGCCATGTCTTCTTCCGTTACGGATTTGACATAGAATCGTTTCATTTCTTGAATATGGCGATAGTATGGATTTAGGTACATTGCTTCTCCTATGGAGTGTGATGAATTACTCTTGCTCTTGATAGAACATGACTTGGTAAATTTTTAGCTTGTGGGCCTCTCATAACTCTTGCCTTAAGATTCTTTCTCTTTCTATTTGTGTGAAATGCCCATGAAGATAACCTACCTGTCATTTTTCTAGCTTTTGATCCTCTTGTTCTTCCTATTATTGAGTAATCTTTTAATGATGGAGATGCATACCAATAAATTTTTCCACCTCTCCAGTTATTAGCTACCCATTTGTTAAAAGTAACTTTTCCGATTCTTGGATATATATAATCTATGTTTGGCCCTCTAGCTCGCATTATAACTGATCCAGAGGGTGCTTTTGCCATTGGAAAATACTCAAGTGATTTCATCCATGTAGATGGCGGTGTGTAAAGCACAGATTGACTTGTAGTAGAGATACTTGGGCTTGGATTAGTATTCGTAGCTCTCCCCACCCGCTTTGCTCGGTCTTCTAAAAGTCTCTTCAGCTTTTCTATAGCTCCTACTAAATCTGCCATCGAAATTCCCCTTGATTTTTGCTATAATACTGTTACCTATTTTACCCTGTTTTTGAAAGGATGCAATATGTTAAATAAAGCTGGAGCAGACTGGATGGTGGAAGCGATTGCTGCGTATGAAAAAGGGAAGCCATCCCAATCAATAGCAGCAAGTTTGATCTATATCTCTGAGACACTTGAACTTATGAGAATGTTGATCGACCCAGAAACACCAGAAAATGTTGAATTCCCAGGGGGTAAGGAGTTTCCAAGGTCATGATAGATTCAGACAGTTTTTACGAGATGCTGGAGAATATTCAGCGTGGAATTGATTTTAAATTAGCCATGAAGGCCTTTGGGATTTCTAAAAGGGATCTTGAACCTTGGCATAAAAAAGAAATGGTTAAGGCCAAAGCACAGGCAACCATTGCTATGCAACAGGTTATCCATGAACATGGTTCTGAGGATTGGCGAGCCATGCAATGGATAATTGAACGCAATAATAAGGAACGAGATGATGAGCAAGAACTCCAAAAACTCCTCAACAAACAACTTGCAAAAGAGATGGCAAAAGGCCTTATCGAGTCCAGCGTTGCAGGGGAAACTTTCGGAAATCCAAGAGATCAAGAGGGTGAATCGGGAGAATCAGAAGACTATAGTGATTCCGAAAGACCCAGGGGAGTATTGCGAATACCTAGGGATAACATTGACTCCCCAGCAGATGGAAATATTTGATTCCGTTGCTAATGGTGCAAGAAAAGTTCTAGTTCGATCCGCACACAATCAAGGCAAAACTTTTTTGTGTGCTGTTATTGCTTCATGGTTTCACGATCACTTTACTCCATCAGAAGTTTTGATATCAGCACCTGTTGCTCAGCAGATCAAAGATGGTGTATTCAAAGAATTACGCAGGGTTAGACCAAGAGATCCAAATTGGATGCCCAAGGCTAATCGTCTTGAAAAGAACCCCTCGCATTACATACAAGGTTTAACCGCTCAGAAGGCTGATGCTTTCCAAGGACGGCACTCCGCTGGTGGTTTGTGCATTCTGTTTGACGAAGCATCTGGTATTGAACCAACCTTCTGGGAACGAGCAGAATCGATGCTTTCAGCAAGCAAAGAGAATTGTTTATGGTTCTGCATTTTCAATCCATATGATGCATCATCACCCGCCTATTTTGCTGAGAATTCACCTGATTGGAAAGTGTTCCACCTGTCTGCTTTAGATCATCCTAATGTGGCTTTTAAAGCTGATCTTGTGCCAGGGGCAATCAACTATGAGTATGTAGAGAACCGCATCAAAAACGAATGCAGAACCGCTAGAGAAGGTGAAGAATCTGAACCAGGGTTCTTTACCTTCAATGATCGAAACTACATGGTTGAAGACCCGCTGTTTGATATTCAAGTTCTTGGAAGATACCCCAGTAAAGCGATCAACTCGGTATGGGGTGCTTTGCCCCTCAAACAAATCCTTGACCCAATTCCCCTTAACAAGGATTGGGTGGTTCAGATTGGTGCTGACCCTGCAAGGTTTGGTGACGATAGATCCTGTTTAGTGGTCAGGCATGGATGTTGCATCATAGATGCAAAGGAGTATCGTGGTTTGTCTACAAAAGAATTCTCGGAAAAGATTAAAGAGTATTGCCAGAAGTACGAAACTCCAAGGCAGTCTCAATTCAAAATCCCTGTGCTTATTGATGAGGGTGGTGTTGGTGGCGGTGTAGTCGATAACAAGGGTGACTATATGTTTTACGGCATTAATTCGTCTGGTGAAGCACCAAGGTGGCGAGAGTTTCCAAACATGAGATCCGCACTCTGGTTTGAAGCAGCAGAACTTGCGATGGAAGGCAAAGTTTCAATCGGACATCTTCCGCTGCATATGCGTGAAAGGATGATGGAAGAGTTACGCACACCAGTATACATTGTAGATACAAACGGCAGAAGAGTGGTCGAGTCTAAGGACATGATGAAGCGTAGACTCAAGCACTCTCCTGACCTTGCAGATGCTTTTAACTTAGCTCTGATGTCGATCCCTCGGATTGGGATTGAGAAGGTGATTGGTCATTTATAACGATGTACATTGATCCAGCACCATTCGCATCTCTGCTTTTCCTGATTGAAATTTCACCGCAATCTTGAAGGTATCGGATTGCATCATCAACGCTTTGCCCGCTGTGTACGATCTTCCTGAGATGCCTTTTCGCATCAATCATCTTTACACCATATATATCTGGTTCAATTTCGTTTAGTGAATCCTTGATCATGTTTAATAGTTTGTCTGTAATTTCACCAAACTTTGTATCGCTTACCATAACTGTATTTGCGGTCTGTCTTTTATTAACTTCACGAACAAATTTAAATCCAGAGGTAACTCCAGCTAGCGAAATTGTGTCAGCGTTTATGTCCTGACTTAATTCCCACAGGCAAGCTATTTTCAGAGCTAACTCAGGAAGTCTAGCACATGAAGAAGCCTTTTCTTCTTCGCTGTTCTTCTGGTACTTGGAATACAGATCATCGTTTTCCCACACCTGAGTTTGAAAGAATTCTAACGCATCTTCATCAAGTAAAAGAATTTTTGAATCCCTTTCAATCTGATTTAGTGGAGCATTTCCAAGTGCATCAAGTTTAGTATCTGCCATGAATTCCTTGATCACTCCAGGCACAAGATTTTCATTCATGGCAATCAATCGTGCAGCAACTTCAACTAGGTATTCTGGAATTGGTTCTGATACTGACATACCCCGAAGATTCATTCTGCCTCGAATTGCAGATTGTAAAATCAGCAACCTATTGTAAAAACCTGACCGAAGCATCTTAGGTGATAGTGCCTTAAAATATTCTTCTGGGGTTGATGAAGTCATAATGGAAAGGAATGGGTAGCGAATAAAGTTTTCTGAGTCCGCATCACCCGCTTTAGCTCGCCTCTTAATATAGTTTGATGTGAACAGTTCTAGCATTGTTCCCATTACATCGTTGAACCTTGTGTCACCTGACTTTGCTTTCTCAAGATCAAATGCACCTTCATCAGCCATCAAGAATTTCGGGCCTTGAATCACCTTCTCTTCAAGCCCTTCACGGCTACCAACTTTCGTCATCAACAAGCTTGCGTTATCAATTTCCATACAGATTCTAGCGTTTAATTTTCGCGGGAAATCTTTGCCCGAAGCTGTCAAACCAAGCACAACAATGTATAAATTAAGCTTTAGTTCATTCGGCCCCATGATGGATCTTCCCACTAGGGCAGAAAACATCCCTAGTGCAGATGCAGCAGCAATTCGCTTTTCTGGGTATAGTGCGTTTCTCATGCAGTAGTCAATGTAAGTGTCGATCCACCCAGGAAATGAAATCGCATCGTCAGGCACAATGTCTACAGTTCTGACCTGTTTAACCTTACCTGACTTTGTTGTTTCAAGGAAATCCCATCTAGTTTCGTTCACAGGCTCATCTTCAATTTTGTCTATTGAATACTTAGCAAATACCTGTGCGTAAAATGTTTTCCACTCCCTGCTCCCTGGTTGCCACCCTCGGCTCATACAATAAACATAATCTTTGGTTAATGGAATGTTTGGACTCAATCGCCAATCTAATGGACTGAAATTCCAATAGCGATCCATGCCACCATTTTTGCACCCTGCAATAGCGTTAGGTTCTCTGCCTGATGAATCAGGATGCCACACCATGAAGTAATCATGCCTGACCTCAACTACTCGGTAAGAATCTGGAAGAATTTCGGGCCAAGAAGTTTCTGCTCGCCATTGATCCAACGCAGTCTTTTTGCCTATCTCTTTATACTGATAAGGTTCCTTGTTTAGCTCGATGAATCTCTTTGCTGCTTTTTGATCATACGACTGAGCAAATGACATGAGGAATTCATGTTCATCCGCAGTAAGCATTGGAATGGTTGCAACATCTCCATGAATCATTTTATATGGCTTAACCAATCCATCAATCTTTGAGACTGCCTGAGAATAGAAACCAACTACATATCCACCCGCCCCCCTTGTTTCAATCAATGGTGGAGCAATCTTTTTGGTCGATCCTTTGGCTTTAGCTTCGGCTAACCACTTCTTACCGTTATCAGTAGACATTACCGCTAATTCACGGCACTTTGATTTACCTAGTGGCAAATAGTAGAAAATGTGCAATCCTTCAGATGGGGTGGTTTCTACGCACCCACAGAGTTTGTCGTGTAGTTCTTTGCTGGTTGCTTCTAGGTCAGGCAAGAAGTCAATCGCCACTTTAGGGCAATCAATATCAAGGCATTCTAAGTCCTTTTCCTGACCCACAACTGGGCCACAGTTGATTGCTATCCCTGCTACATTTGCGTGACTAAAATCTATCTCAATTTCAAGGTCTGATAGTGGGTTTGATCTAAGCTCCACTATACGGTTGGTTCTCTTAATTACTGGGGTTTTATCGACCTTAGTAGAAAAAACTGATAACCCATGTCCACGAACACGCAAAGCCTGTTTCTTTATTTCGTCCAAGGCACACCTATTCCTTTGATTTTATGGTTAAATTAGTTAAGATAATGATGCTGGGCCGCTTCCTCCCAGCACAGGGGGAGTGGTTTCACCCTTTCGCCATTCCCCCGCTTATTACTCTAGTACTTTGAAATTGGTAACTATCGATGTGATAGTACCCCTTTTCATTTATGTGTGCCTTTATGGCAATTGGTTTCGGGATCGTATCTAACCACTCTTGGATTTGCAAGCTTTCTTTATTCATATTCCAATGCTTGTCTGGTAAACCTTTTGCACCAACAGACTTAAGCCATTTCCAAACTATAAATTCTAATCCATGCTTTAATGAGTGATAGCATCTGATTAGCTTACCTTCAAGCGTTTCGTGTGTTTCGAGTATGCAAGGATCTGATGCTGGAGTTTTACGATAGATCGTGTATCCGGTAGCAACTATTTCATATTGCTTTGGTTGCCTTCCCGCAAGAATTTCACCATTGGTTTGGCTTGCAGAAAGTTTCTCTGGAAACAAAGATTCTTCTTCTTTTGGTTTGAAATAACCGCATGAAGGGCAAATGATATTGCCAACCCTGTGTATGAGATTGCATGAAGGGCAACGCTTTACTTTAGCTGCTGGAAGTTCAATGCCTTGGGCATCAACTACGATCTGATCGATGCAACCATGCCTGAGAGCGTTGTCACCAAAATCAAGTATCAAACAGTTCTCTTTATCTGGAGCAAGGCGAAATCCCCGCCCAACCATCTGATACCACAACCCCTTCGACATGGTTGGTCGCATCACCACAACGCAATCAATTCCAGGGGCATCAAAACCAGTTGTCAAGACAGCTACATTTACTAACCATTTAAAACTGTTAGCCCGAAATCCATTAATCAAAAAGTCTCTAATCGTTGAATGCGTTTCGCCTGTTATCATGTTTGCCGATTGGCCCTGCTTCTTTAATTCATTAAGAATCATTTCAGCGTGTTTAATCGATGAGGCAAACACCAATACAGATTTTCTTGAAGATGCTTTTACGATTGCCTCTTTAACGCTGGATTGAACAAGATCAGCGTTTTCAAGAATCGCATCAAGATCCTTAGAAAAGTATTCACCCGCTCTGATTCTGACATTCTTTAGATCAGGAGAATCACTTGTACCCATTGTTACTAACGGAGAAAGAAATCCTTCGTCAATCAAATCTCGCACTCCAATTGCGTAGCAGCAATTATCAAAAGTCTTTTCTTTATGACCAAAGATGATTCCGCTCTGAAGTCGATATGGGGTTGCAGTTAAGCCAACAACTTTTACTCTAGAGTTTGAAATCTTTGCCTGAGACAGAAACTTTCGGTACATGGTTTCTTTGTTCTGGCTAATGAGATGGCAATTATGTACTGCTACCCCATCAGCAAAGTAAGAAGGATGTCCGCTGACTTGAATGTTGAATACAAGGACAGGGCTTTTTCGTTTTTTACACGATACACCGACCACCCTAATCCCGCCAAAAACTTCATTTTCTTCTGATCCTTTTCTTTCCTCTCTAGTGAACCGTGGCTTCCCCCATCCAGTTCGATTGCAATCATTTTCTCTTTGTTCCCAATGTCCACCTTGTAACAATTTGGATACATTCCGTTTAGATGCCCCGCATGAGTGATTATCGCAAGCTCCGCTTTCCATCCATCCCCTAGTGCGTGTAACAATGCTAGTTGAGCCAAGGGAAGCAATTGCCCGTTCCCGCCTCTTTGTATAGGTTTGTGTTTCATCTCTTTCAGTTTGTCGCTTATTTTTTTCCTTGCTGCTTTGTTCAACGATGTTGGGGAAAATTTCTTCGCACACGCAACTGAGCAAAATTTCTGCTTTTTCCAAAGGGATTCTTGTAGCGTGGATTTTATCTTCCCATTTTCCAGATACTTCACCCAAGGACAGAACACTTTCCCACAACATACGCATATCTTGGATTCCAAAAAGACCCGATCCGTTCTCCAACTCCTTGGCTGCACACCATCCTCTTTCGGTAAAGAACCTGTGGTTCCCTGTGCATTCAATTTTTTTTCCATTACTAAGCTCCACTATATATGTCTCTGGTGCTGGTTTACAAGATACGGCTTCAACCGTTCCAACACCGCATTGATTGAATACTAAGTCACCGCACCTCACCTTGTCAATAGGGATTTCTCCTTTTGGAGTAGATATCATTGTTCCAGCCACAAAGCATTCGTCAATCATAATGAAATCCAGATAACCAAAGTCAGCACCCTTTCTGTACACACTTTGAATCCCTGCAATCGTCAAAGGTTTTACTTCTCTGCGTTTTAATGCAGCAGAATAAACCCCGATTGATTCAACAGGTAAGCCAGTAGTAGTTGCATAGTGTGTACAAGTTTTGTTGGATTGCTCAAGCAATTCTTTTACATGAGACAGAATCATTCCCCTGCAATTTGGGTTCGCCTCGAATGACCTTCTAATTATCTCGGCCATGACTCTAGTTTTCCCGCCACCAGTTGGAATGACGATTACTGATGATTGCCCAGGGCGATCATGCTGAAATTCAAATAGTGAATTCACAGCATCTTGTTGATACTTGCGTAGCATTATGATCTCCCTAACTTTGAATACCCAAGAATCAAATTCGTTGCACCATAGTTATCTGTGGTTTCGCCTATTTCGACTAGAAAAGGTTTGTCCACAAGTTCTTCGGGTTTCATCACAGTAGTAATACCGCATGAAGAAGCCAGCCTTGCTAGCTTTCGCCTTGAGTCCGCTCTGAACTTTGTGTCAGTCGAAAAGATGTGAAAATTTGCATCTAATGCTCTGCCCTGCTGTGACCCTTGCAATATCTGCATATCGCAAGCAAGGTATTTATTTCCCGCTCTAGATGTCTTAATCTCCGCTCGCATGATGCGAGCAGAGTAAGTTCCAGCGGGAATCGGTTTGGTTTCTTCGGGATCGAATAAAGGTTCATCACTCATTGATTAAGCTCCAAATAAGGTAGGTTGATTGTTAACAGGCTTCTTCCTTTTAATCGGAAAGCTAACAGGTTTAATTCTTTTTTCTTCAACCCTTTGAACTGGATCTGTCTCAATCGATTTCAAAACCCGAATGCCATTATCATCCTCGATAATTAATCTGGATGGAGTTCTTGGAGTCCAAAGAGCGATGTCCAATGCATCTTCTAAACAATCTGGGTAATCAGAATCAAATGTGTTCTTCCAAGATTCCTTGTTAGACCAAGTAGGCGGGAAATTAAATTTTTCGACAATAGGTTCTGGATCAACTGTCCAATGATGTGCTATTAGTTGACCATCTTCAGTAGACCAATCAGTATCAACTACTGAAGCAATTCGTGATCGATACATTCCCCTGCGTTCTAAAGTTTCAATAAAACTTTTTTCACCAAAAGCATTTGTAACCGCTGCTCGTAACTCAAAAATATTGGCAATAACTTCCATGTCTACCACTCCTTTTTAAACTTAAGATTTACATCCATTTTTTCGATTACTGGGGAATCAGACATTAAAGTTGTTGATGCCCCAGTTTCTATCGAATTCTTAGTTCCCTGACATCCAATCAAGAAACACAAACAAAACAAGAAAAGTTTACTCATGTTGCACCTCCTTACCTTTCTTATCGGTTGCTTCCAAGTGCAACATGAGCAAAGATTAGACAGCTTTCAAGAACTTTTCTACATTTTCGTAAGTAGAGCCGTTCTTTTCGCTGTTTTTTATTTTAACCACACAGGCCTGACCAATGATGTTTGTCAGGGTCATGCGATCTAATCCAAGAGCAGCATCAAGACTCTGCCTTAACTTTGCATGAATACTGCAAACCTGTGGGTTAGGGTGACCGTCTTTGATATACAAGGTAAAGGTCTTATATCGACCCTGCATATCATGTGGAGCATCTATTTGACAACCAAGAGACAACCATTTTTTGTCATCCTTAGTACGGACTTCCGCTTTGGTAATGATTACTGGATATTCCCCTGGAGGAAGAATGTCAGCCTTTAAAAGCTCTTTCGCTTCATCTTGGCCAAAGATTTCAAATTCATCACTCATAACTACTTACCTTTCTTAGAAAAAATTTCATTAACCTTAGTCACAAAATTGTCAACAGTCATCGTTCCAGTTACCCCTGGGATTCTGGATTTCGCAGTCAGTCCACCCCTTGGTGTTACCGTAATCGTTCTGCGTACTTCGTTGCCGTCTTTGCGAATGATAGGCTTGCCATCATCACCAACCATCAAATCAATCTCAACGAACCCAATTAAGTCTGCCCAACTGGTCACCCATTCGGACATTGCTTTGTCAGCACGAACACCGAAAGAAGCATATTCACCTCTTGTTGGATCATTTACACTTTTTACTGTCGAATGACACAAAAAGTAAACCCCAAGATCCTTCTTGGCATTTAGCGAGTTGATAAGCAGAGACATCTGCGTTACAGACTCCACAAGGCCTTTACCATACCCGCCACACGCTAGCACGATTGATGATGCTCCAGATGTTTGGCAGATGTGCTGGTGAAGCAATCTTTCCAAAGCGGTTAGAGAATCGATGACAATATTTTCGTAGGCAAATTCTGCGGTTGTTACGATCTCTTTGATCGTAGCCACAAATTCTGCCCATGTTTTTATTGACACGCAATCAATGTCTATGCCTGAGATACCACCCTCGACATCAAGAAACAAAGCTTTTGTAAGCTTCGATCCCATTGTTGATTTACCCGAACCTTCAGCACCAAAGACAACTGCCTTTGGCTTATTAGTCAAACCAAAACCAACAGGCTTCCCAATTTTCATGTTAACCCCTTCCTTTGAAAGTAACTTCCAACTCGTACTTTTTGAGTCCGTGATACAACGATATCACTCTAACCGATTCAACATTTGCACCAAACTGAGTGCGAAGTCCAATCTTTACAATTTCTTCAAGTTGCTCGTTTGATAATTCAATAGAGACAACTGTGTTTAGGTCGCCCATTTTCATTCTCACTTTTATGATCGTGTCAGAATACGATCCTCTGCCCGAAGTGATGTCATCTATGCTAGTGATAGACATCATTTTGTTTTGACCAATAGCATGGGTAGATATGCCATTAAACAAAAGAAACTTCAAAAGTTGCTCGTCAGCATCAACAACACCTGTTATGGTTAGCGGTTCCACAGATACATCGTCATTAAGACTGCATGGTGGACTAAAACTTGGTACACAAATGCCTTGTAACTGCTTATCATTCATAACAATTTCATCTTCCATGACATTCCCCTTTCGTAAAAAAAAAGTAAAAAACTAGCGGTGCGTGTGCTAGCCTCGGTAAAAACTAGTGTCTTTTTAAGGTTCGCAACGAGCTTACCCATATGACCACCGCTAGTCATCATCATCCAGATGTATCTCCGCATCTGGACAAGATTCGGTTTCTGTCTTAGAAGCGTTTCTTTTATCTTTAGAAATTATTGGGATCG